GTTAAATACAAAATAATCTGATAGTACTCATACAGTGTAAGTCAAATTTCAGAGGTCGATATTAAACACCACGAGCTCGTATCTGATGATTGTATAAGATAGAGTTATTTTGAAAAATTTAGATAATAATTATATTAACATCCAAAATAAAAAAAAAAAAAAAAAAAAAAAAAAAAAAAATAAAAAAACACTTTATGTTTTCAGTTTTTATTTGAATTCATAATTTTAATAAAAGAGTATTCTGTTATATACACAGGATCCAATTATAGTTATAAAAATCAAAAAGAGATTTTCTATATTAGAAAACCAAAACATGTTTGGTTTGGGCCATCGGTTAGCTTACAGGTCGTCACTCACTACTGATTTCTATTATTAATGACATTTATTTTATATCGAATTATGTTCTGTTTTTTAATTAAACCACTACCACTGATAGTATATATAAAATATTTTAGATAAGAAATTTCTTCTAGTTGAATACGATTACCCCCTAGTATGTTAGATTGAATTGTCCAAGAGGGAATTTTCCGGATGTTTTCACCTAAAGAAAAAACAAACAAAACCCATCCCAAGTACAATTATAAGAACAACAATGAACGTATACACTGTACTTAATGCGCTTAATGTCATATATCCTCTCAATGAGGTTTGTGACGCCATTGAATTTCTTCAGAGCAAAACCTTTAATAGAGGAGTTTTTGAAGGTACTTTCGAGCATGAATATTCGTATTTTAAATGTATGCAATTTATGAAGAATGAGCTAGATTTGTTTGAAGAATCTATAAGTAGTGAAGAAGTAGATACCTTTTTGCTACAATATAGTATTAATCAAAGTCAAATGGCGAGTCCTGTTAAGTTGCCTTCTTATAAACGCGACACATCATTAGAATTTGCTATTAATTTTACTAATAAGTACTTTAAGAATATGGTTCATATGTCGAAAGTAGCTTATTTCGATGTTAACGTTCAGACAGAACTTTTGACTACTAGGTCTTTTATACTTAAGTATAGTCCTGACCTTATTAATAAAGATGTTACTTATGAACAACATTATTATAGTAAGTATATGGATATGATTAGGTTGACTACCGTATTCCATTTTGGTGATATTAGAGATAAAAAATCTAAAGGAAAATTCTTTGAATCTTATTCATATGAAAATCCTGAATTTTCGTCAGATGTCACTATTCCGCGTCATGTTAGGTTGTCGATGAATTGTTTTGAAAAAGCAACTTGTATTATTATACACAGGGATTTTTCTGTCCAGTTTCCAAGATTTTCATCTGTCATGTTTTATCAATACCACAGGAATGAAACCGCTCAAATAATTAAGAGTTTCTCCTGTGAAAAACATGAATTTGATATTTGGTCTTTATATAAATTAGTTGGACCTACTTCATTGAACCAGTCCCAAATGATGAGTTCGTTGTTAGGAACTGATAAATTTCATGATGCTGTTAGTACCATTGAAGATATAGGCCAAGATTTGAAGGAATCTTTAGACAAGTTACCTAATAATTTTATGAGACATATTGAAGTACAGTTAAAACAACTTCAAACTCATGGTAGTTATGGTGTAATCTTCTTTATTGCGGCTAGTGCTTTAGACTTTATAGTAACTGGTAATCTTCCAAGTAAGACTTTAGCTTTGTCTTTAGGTGCAATAGCAGCTGCTATACATGGTCCTAATTTGCTTGTAGTTATATCTAAGTATTTGACTACGCCTATTGCTAGTACTTTCCAGGCTGGTGATGATAAGATTCCTTCTTATATTAGGTATATATTCGAATTTATTTTCGATTTTGTGCCAGATATAAATTTTAGGAAGTTGAAAGACTATTTGATGTTAGTTTCTAATTTTGAAAGAATCAAGGAAGGTACTATTGCAGCACTTAACTGGATTTTTGAACAATTCGATAAAATGGCTAATTATATGATTGGTCATAAAATTATTCCTGTTAGTTGGTATAAAAATTTTCAAACGAAGGAGGAAATTAAATCTCTTATTGAACGTATTGAAGCGTTTAATAGTGATTTGAAATCGGACACTATTCAATATTCTCAAAAATCATTTTCTATTTTGTTAGATTTGATTGAAGAATGTAATAGTAGATTGTTAAACGTTTCTAGGAATGGAGGAACTTCAATAGTATTAAACACTCTTTATAAAGATTTGATTGATATTAAGAAATCGTTCGGAATAAATGGCAATGGAAGTCTTCTTAGGCAGGAACCTTTTGCCTTTGTTTTGAGGTCGAATCCTGGTAATTTTAAATCTACGATTCTTGAGTGGATCTGTAATACTCTTTTTGAGCGTTATGGCGATAATGAATCTCCATCGAGAAAATATACGGCAAATGATTTTTCAAATAACTCCAAGCTTAATGTTGAAGAGAGTGATTTGAGCAATTTTTGCTATTATCGTGACATGTCTACTGATTATTATGATGGATATAAGAACCAGTTTGTCTATGTCCAGGATGAATTTGGATCAAAGCGAGATCTTGCCGGTATAGGCAAAAGTGAATTTATGGAATTTATTAGTTTAAAGAACACTATGCCTAAACATATGCATTGTGCAGATTTGTCTGAGAAGAAAGATGTTTATATGCGCTCTAAATTTATGGTTTTGACAACAAATAGTCCTAAGTTTCGACCGGAGAGTATAACTAATGCAGAGGCTTTACCGAGACGATTTGATATGGACGTTATAGTCTACCCAAATCCGGCTTATTGTAAAGATAGTACTAAAAGCCTGATGACTCAGACATTCGACACGAATTTGTTACCTCGTGTTGAAGGTACTAGTATACTTCAATTGGAGACTAAGCATTTTATGTTTTGTTGGGCTAAAGAAGACAATGCTAAAAATGTAACCACTAGGCTACTTACATTTGAAGAAATGATGGAAGAAGCATTTCTCGGGTTTAAAAAGTATAAGTATATTTATGAGTATTCGAAAGAATCAACATCTAGAGTTATGCAAAAAATGAAGGACGATAAAGTTCGTGCTATCATTGAAAAATTTTCTAATCAGTCAGATGAATTACCGATGTATGAAATTAATGATTGGGCTGATATTACTGAATTGGATTTTGACCCTAAGATCCAACTTTTCTTTGATAAAGCTTCTACCTTGTATGGAATACCATCGAAACCTTATGGTAAGATTATGGAGGATATGGTTAATGATAGCTCATGTGGTATTCAATTTATTCGTGACATTGTTTCTCACGAAAATATTGATCATTGGTTAGTCGAGTACTGTAAACATGTTCCTAAGATTAAGAAAAATCTTGATTCGACGATCAAATCTATTGATGATGAACTTAAGACTAATAAGAGTGTCGGTCTTTCGATACTAGAATTTATCGACTCTAATAAGTATATAATCGGTTTATCGACTCTAGCTCTTGGTTTTATAACAGCTTATAACCTTTTTTCGAAGAAAAGTGATACAGAGGTTAATGACTCTCAATCTGTTGTTAGAGTTGATAGTACTGTGTCGAAGACTCATTCCTTGGCACAATTGAAATCTCAACTTATTAATAAGTCACAAATGGGTGATAGTATTGATCCAAATGCTGAAGCTTCAATTAAATCGTTGGTTGAAACTAATAGTTTTACTTTAATGGCTAATCACAAACATGTCGGTACAGTCACTTTCTTAAAGGGTCGATTTGCTATTATGCCTTGTCACTTTTATAAGCAATTTAAGTTTTGGGTAGATACCAAAGAGATGGAAGTCAGTGACGTTTTATATCTATACCCTAATGTTAATATGCATCCGGACTTTACTGGATTTCCAGTTACCATAGAGGAATTACTTGAAGGAATTATTGAAGATGAGATTTTAGAGGCGAGAGACTTAGTGATTGTAAAGTTTCCAGACGTTATTCTTAATAAAAGAGATATTGTTTCTCTTTTTAAGAGAGAGTCTGCTTTTAAAAAGGTTTATAATCGAGTTTGTATGCGTTCTGTTTTTAGATCAAAAAATAAGATAGAACCTTTGATTCAATCAAGTCCTTCTTATTTAGAATATCATCATTTGATTGAACAAGAAAACGCTGATGGTACTGTCACAAAGAAATTGCTAGCTAGATCTTATAATAGTTGTATGCAGAATGGTAATGGCTATTGTGGCTCTATAGTCTATGAATTGAATCCTCAGGTTCAACATAAGATTATTGGATTTCATGTAGCAGGTATTCCCGAAAAACATCAAGCTATATCTTCTCCTGTCTCATATGAAGATATTAATCGTGTTATTGGAAAGTATAAAGTAATTATCGATGAAGGAGAATCGTTATCAGAATCGCAAATGGATAAAACCGTTTTAAGTAATCGTTTTAGATTTATTAAAAAGACTAGACCGGTTCAAAAAATTTCTAGTACTACGATAGTTCCATCTTCTATGTTAGGTTTGTTTACTTTACCGACAAAGATGCCAGCGTGTCTACATACCTATGTAGAGGATGGTGTTAAAAGAGATGTTTTTGAAAAAAATATTGCTAAGTACAATAAGACTAGCGGTCTCATACTAAATAAGTGTTCTCTAGAAGATTTGATTGATTCAGAAATCGATTTTTATTCTAAGAATTCACGACTTTATGTGGAGGATCGCGTACTCTCTTTTGAGGAGGCGATAGCTGGTATACCAGATGAGGGAGATTTTTCTCCTCTTTCGAGGTCTACTAGCCCTGGATATCCTTATGTATTTCAGAGAATAGGTAAAGGTAAACATATGTGGTTTGGTAAAGATGGCGATTATGACTTCAATAATCAATATGCAAAATCTTTTAGAGAAGATATAAATGATAAGATTATTAAACTTAAAGATAATATTCTTCCTTTATTTATCTTTATTGATCTCCTTAAGGATGAGTTAAGACCTTTGGCGAAAATTGATTCGGGATCGACGAGAGTTTTTTCATCGTGCCCTATGGACCTGTGTGTTCTCGTTAAAATGTATTTTGGCTCTTATATGGCCTGGTTCATTAAGAATCGTATTGATAACGGTTCAAGTTTAGGAATTAATGTTTATTCAACCGAATGGCATAGTTTAGCTCTTAAGCTTACTAGAACGAGTGGTCGTATTAATGCTGGTGATTTTTCTAGTTTTGATGGCTCTCCATGTCCCAGGATAAGCATGCAAATACTTAATGTTATTGAGTCTTTTTATGTAAATTCAACGGTTGAAGATAGAGATGTTAGAGCACTACTATGGTCTACTTTGTTTAGATCCTATCATCTTTTTGAGGACAATGTTTTATGTTGGGATAGTAGTCTTCCTAGTGGTCATCCATTGACCGCTGTGTTTGGAACAATGTATAATAGAATTGCACATAAGTATAGTTTCTATTCCTTGTCTGGATTTGATTATAACGCTTTGTGGGTTTTTAATGATGTTGTTACTCTTGTCGTTAACGGTGATGATTCTCTTTTTTCTGTTCATCCTGATTTTGATGATTTTTTTAATGAAAATATTCTTATTAAACCAATGGCAGAAATTGGTATGGTATACACTCCCGAGTTCTTTAAAGGTTCTAATCGTGACAATTTGAAGAGATCGATATTGGACGTGATGTTTCTCAAGAGATCATTCGTTTACTGTAAAGAAGTTGGAAGATATATTTGTCCTTTGGTTATGGATACGTGTATTGAAATGCCGAATTGGACAAAAAAACATGATGGTGATATTATTCTTCAAGATAAATGTAATATGTTAGCTAGAGAGCTTTCTATGCATCCTCCTGAAGTGTCGACACCTATGATTGAAAAGATGGATCAGCGTCTTAAAGTTCTTTTTGGAGTTGGACTGACGATTAAGACGAGGTCAAGACTTTTAGCGGAAGTCTTGAGTATGAAAATAACGCCGATGGCCGCATCCTTTCAAATGGATGTTGATTTGTTTGATGATGACTTTACAATGACAGATACAACTTATGAAGAATCGTTAGGAGAAAGCATGACTAGACCCCTAGGTCATGAACTCCAAAAAAAAACTATAGGGAGCCTTGATAGAATTATCTATCAATTAAATTTTAGACAGATGGATACTGCCATTGTTGAGGGTAGTGGTCCTAAAGTATCGGACATTGTTGTACAAGATGACGGAATAGTTAAAAATATGGTCATTCCTTTTAGTTCTAGGTCTAACAAGATGATGGCGGACTTCGAGAATTCTCAAGGTCTTTCGACATTAGCTAGGGTTATGAGTAGACCTTTTAAGGTTTATTCCAGCACTTTTGCTGGTACTGATACACCCACTGGTTTTCCTAAATATGGGTGGGAAACTGCTGCTATTGGAACTATGATGTACAATAAGTTGCAAGGAGTTTATATGATCAAAGCTGATTTAGTTATTACTTTGGAATGTAACGGTAATCCTATGCAACAAGGGTTATATTCGATTTCATTTCTTTACTCTGGCGGATTGAATGCCGGAGCTTTAACGAATTGGAATTTGATGCATGCTTGTAGTAAAATACAAGTAACCCAGTTGCCAATCGCTTATTTGAATGTTAGTTGTGATACTAAGGTTACTTTGACTATACCTTGGAAAAGTGCTTTCCATGGTTATTTGCCTACTGTTGTTAATCAGCAGTATTCTAGTCCTGGGTCGTACTTTATATATCCAATGGTTCCTTTGGCAACCGCTGGTGGATCTACCACCGCTGGTTACACTTTGTGGTCTCATTATGAGAATATACAATTCGGAGCTTTGAACTATCCACAGATGGGCAAAATTAAGAAGTTTGATATTCTAACTGGGGAGCAAGAAGGCGTTAAGCCCAGTGAAATTCTCCAGGGAGCTGCGGATTTTAGTAATATTTTAGGAAGAGTTCCATTGTTGTCTACCATAGTTAGTCCATTAAGCTGGTTTCTTGACTCTGCAGCAGGGTTGGCTAGAGCATATGGTTTTTCGAAACCTAATGTTGTGTCAGCGCCTCTTAGAGTGGCTAGATCTTTCTTTCCATATTTTGCTGTTGCAGATATTGGCGATGTCTCTGAACCGCTTAGTCTGACTGCTGGCAATCATGTAGAATTTGGACCTGCTGAAATGGGATCTGAGGTAGATGAGCTGTCTTTTGATTATCTCAAACAAATACCTGTATGGAATAGTACTCGCACTTGGACTACTAGTTTAGGTGTTGATACTGTATTGGCTTCTTTTACAGTGAATCCGTATTATCCAGCTGTTATTGCCGATGGTTCCGTTTCATTGGAAGGTCTTGGACCGGCCGGTTATATTTCGACCTGGTTCAACCTTTGGCGTGGTTCTGCAGTTTATAACATTAAGATTGTAAAGACTAAATTTCATAGTGGTAGATTGATGTTGATTTGTCAGTATCGTGATATATCATCATCTTCTACTCTAGTAAATACTACTACTCTCTCACAATATCTATATCGACAGATTATCGATATTAGAGAAGTGGATGAATTTGAATTCACAATTCCTTATATCTATTCTAAACCTTGGTGTCAAACTCAGGGAGAAGATATAGCGTATGTTACGTTGGTAGTGTTAGATCCTCTGACCGCTCCGGCAATTGTTTCGTCTACTGTTGATTTGTTTATAACTTATCGTGGTGGCCCTGATTTAGCCTTTGCTGAACCTTGTCAATCAGTAGCTTATATACCATGCGTGCCAAGTGCTTATCAAATGGATACTTCTTGCGTTTTTAAAAATGTAGATGTTGGTGAAACGAGTGTTATTGACCAATCTTTAGAAGCTAAAGCAATTACTCAGGGAGAAAGTATAGTCTCGTTTCGTCAATTGCTTAAAAGATTTATGCCTGTTACTGCAGGTGGTACTTCTCAAAATGAAACTACTTATACGGTTTTTCCTCCTTTTGCTTGCTCTGTTTATAGTAGCAATGGGACAGCAGTTTCTGGAAATAATTTATCTGTTTCTAGGGACTTATACTCGATGTTAACGAGTGTTTACGCATTTAGTAGAGGAGGTGTTCGAGTTGCTCTTGTTCCTCAAACTAATAGTGCTACACAAGTAATGCATGTGGGTTTAGATTATGCTAATTCGTATTCTGGTACTTTAGCTTCTTTATATAGTAGTAATACTGCAACCATTAACAATTTTCTATATAATATAATTGGCAGTGGATACCAATACTTCCAGTTTAATAATCCCACAGCTAGCTATTTTATTCCGCATTCTACTGAACTTGTTAATAGAACGAATGGTGGTAATATTATTTACCCTAGTTCATATATTGGGTATGGGACCAATTTGACCGATTTTGCTCAGTTTAAGTTTTTACAACAAGGAGCTACGAACGTTAATGTTAACGTTTTTAGATCCGGTGCTGACGACACTGGTTTTGGATGCTTTGTGAGCATCCCACCACTCTATTTGGATGCGACGCCACTATAGAGTGTTAATTATAGGAGTTTTTATTTCCTTTTATTAAAAATTTTTTTTTTTTTATCGTCGTGTGAAAATTTTTTATCTTTTAATAATTTTAATTGTTAGATCATTTTTAATATTCAAAAAAAAAAAAAAAAAAAAAAAATCCCTTTACGGTACCTTGTTGTACTCTGCGTTGATACCACTGC